GTTCAGACGTGTGCTCTTCCGATCTAGGCCGTCAATCATACTAGAGGCATACTCGTAAGCCTCATCAGCATATGAATGTAGGGTCCACAAGTCCTCACCCCAGTGAATGGGTGTCTCACTTGCCGCCGCCGCCCTGTAGGCAACAATGTCGCCATCAACTAAAAGCGTTGTCATGCTGTATCTCCTACCAAAGTGGATATGTCTTTATAAAGCTTTACGGTATCAGTGGAGAACAACTTGGAGAGGTTCACTAAGAACATCCTTGATGCGTTATTATCTCCGCCACTGACTATTTTGTGAAAGTCTAGCTTGTCCACAATCTTCCTCAGATTATCTGTTGAGAAGACCAGTGTGCAGTAGACATCATCACCAATAGCCAGATTATGAAACCAGTAGTCAGCTTCTGTTGCCCTTATACCGCTGGGCCGCCCATAAGACTGAAACTCAATGCAGATGTTACCAGTCTTAGTCCATAAGTCTCTTTCGGTCTTCACCTCAATCTTACGGCCTTGTAGCATGGTAGCCACACGGTCCTCATGGACTTTCCCATAGGCTAGGTCTATGTCGAATTTCTTTCGGTTCTCCTTAGTGGGTTTCAGCCCAGCTTCTTCCGAGTTTGTACTCCCCGTCAAGCGGGAGTCGGAAGCTGTAGTATTCCCCCGCTTTTTTGATTGCTTCAATACAGAGCCGTCCAATATCGTCACCTATTTCTTTCCTGACAATCACCTGAACTTCGTCATGAACAAAGGCGGCTTGCCAGTAGTCCTTCTTATGTTCGTAGCCACGCTCTTTAAGGAGCCTGTGGAACTCGACAACCCACCGCTTGCACAGTATTGCGCCGCACCCCTGCAACAGCGTATTCAAGCTGGCATGGTCACTGCGAATTGGCATCTTGCGTTTATCTAGTCCCACGAGGTATCCCCGTTGTGCGCTTTTACGAACAGCGTTTCTAAGCTTGTCGAGAGCAGGGGTCTTCTTTAGGAAGTCTCGTTTAAGCTTTGCCCCATCTCTCTTGCCTTTTCCAATAATCTTCCCGATTTTTTCATCGCCAGCCCCATAAAGGAAACCGTAAATGAATGTTTTAGCCATTGAACGCTCTGGAAGTCCCGCCGCAAGCTGATTTGCCGTATGGATATCCCCGTTGAGAAGAATATCGCCATATTCCCCGCCATCGTAGATAGCCATGAAGTGAGCCAAACAGCGCAACTCAAGACCAGATACATCAACACCGCAAACCAAGTAATCGGTAGGAGCATGAAAAAGAGAACGGCATTCCCGCCCATAAGGAGCGGATACCGAAGGGATTTGGCCGCAATTAGGGTTGCTGTGAGTACACCGCGAAGTGACTGCGCCCATGTGGTTAACACGCCCATGAATTACTCCATTCTTACTGAGCTTCATCCAAGCCTGTTCTCCCTCTGCCAACTGCCCAATTCGTTTCTGTATCATCAGATACTCACCGAGTAGTTCTGCTTCTGGGTAGTCCAGACCATTTAACACTCTGTCATCAACTTTCGGCTGTCCTGTCTCAGTAAATTCAGTAGGCTTCCAGTCGTATTTTTCCATAAGCATCCTTGCGATATGCTCACGGCTGTTGGGGTTGAATGGAATTTCCTTGGTCTTAATAAACGGCACACCCTTTTCGTATCCGAGCTTGGCGTTGTTCGCCTTAGGAACAAATTCTTGCTCTTCAATCCAAGGGGGCTGTCGTTCAGACAGTTCTTTCTCAATGGCTCGGCGGCGTTCATCCAGAGTAATGAATAGCTCACTAGCTTCTTGTTCGTTGAAAGGAAATCCATCTGCCTGTTGCTGAGTTAGGATTGTATGTATGTCATGCTCAAGCTGGATTGCGTCCTCACTGTAATTAAGGTCAGCAATCTTTTTGTACAGCTTCAGGTTTACAACAACATCCTGACGGCAGTAGTCCAGCATTTCTTCGGTGAACTCTTGCCAGTCTGTGTCCTCACCAAACTCACCCTTCAGTTCGCCAATACGAAAGCCCCAAGCTTTTAGACTGTGGGAGCCAATCATCTTGGCTGGTAGTTTACCATTACGAAAGAGTTTGAAGTCCCTGTCTCTACGGTCAGGCCAGATAGTTCTGGTCATAACCAGAGTGTCTCTCAGCGTCTGGTTAACCGTGGTTAACTGTCTGCCAAAAACCTTCTCTAGGACAGGGATATCAAAAGCGATGATGTTGTGACCAACAAGCATTTCTGCTTTCTGAAGAAACTCAAATCCCTTCTCGCAGTCATCACCAACAAAGACATTCTCTTCGTCAGTATCAACATCCCTCGTAACAATACAGTGGACTTTAGTAACGGTGTCCAACAGGCCGTCTGTTTCTATATCGAACAGTAGTTTCATAGTGTCCTCTCTCAGGAGTAACTGTTACATTTTGGTAAGGCTCAAGTCACATAGCAGAACAAATCTTTAGACATATCCGCCAACTGTTTTGCAACAGCCTCAACGTACTTCTTGTCTTCTTTGTTCCGAATGCGCCCATCTACTACGCAGTTATCTACGATATCATCTATTAGGTCAGAGAAAGAGATTACGGTACTAACACCTTCGTCATCATCCTCGCCAAAGTAGATTGATACACCCACACCTTCTTCGTCCAAAAACGCATGGACATCTATCTTAAAGTTAAGCTGTGCCATTAGAACTCATCCTCTTTGGTTTCAAAAAGAGCCTCTTCATCTTCAGAGGCCCACTCTGTCATGCGTCCTGTTTCCTTGTCATATTCTAACAGACAGGCCGCACCTGTTTCCCCAGTCCATCTATTCTTCAATACACGAACCAAGGTAACATTCGGGTTTTGGGTGTCCTGTTGGTCACGTTCACAACCAAGCACAACATCCGACAACTGAGCGATACCAGCGGAACCTCTCAGTTGAGCAAGGGTAGTTCTAGCACCTTCCTCGTGGCCTCTGCCTTCTGGACGCTTCAGGTGGGACACAAGTATTAGTCCAACCTTAACTTCCTCAACCAGAGCGCGGAGCTTTGTCATTGTGTTATCAATGATGCGCCGCTCATCGCCACCCTCAAGTCCACTAACAACGATTGAGATATGGTCAAGAATAATCCAGCCACAGCCACAGCCGTTTGCTAGATAGCGTACCTTGTCCATTAGATTATCGCTGTCGGTGCTACCCCAGTGGTCATAGAGAAACACACGGCCAGTCCCTAAGGTATTATCAAATGCTTCTTTCAACTCGGCTTCTGTAACAGACGCACTACCAAAGTGTAGCGGCTTGTTGATTGCTATAGACATAAGCCCAAGAGAGGTTCGTTTGACCGATTCCTCAAGGGCGATATATCCAATAGTCTCGCCTTGCTGTAGAAGAAAATGAGCAAACTCCCTACAGAGTTGGCTTTTTCCGATACCTGACCCCGCGGTCACGGTAACGATTTCTCCTTTTCGTATTCCCAGAGTCTTTTCGTTTAGCCCAGAGTATGGGTAATTAAATGACGCTGTATCTTCTTCCTTTGTGACAACATCCCACAGGTCTTTGCCGTTAAGGATGCCGTCAGGCCGATGAGACTTGGCCTCATACATTGCCTTACTTAGCTCCTTGGTCAGGCCACTAACAAGCATCTCGTTAGCATCCTTCATAGGTAAGTTGGCAATCTTTGCCTTCCCAGAAGGGAATAGAGCCGCGCACTCTTTGGCCGCTTTAATTCCCGCCTCATCATTGTCAAACATGAAGACTACACTGTCGAATTTGCAGAGCCACTCAAGTTCTTTTTGGATAGCCTTCTTAGCCGCTTGCGCCCCATTCGGGACAGAAACGACAGGCCAATCACCCAAAGTCTGAGATACAGAGAGACAGTCAATTTCCCCTTCGGTAACAACTATCCTCTTGCCGCCATCGCCAAATCTCCACTGACCATAAAGGCCAACATTTTTGGTGTCTCCAATAAAGAGGAAGTCCTTATTGGGGAACCGAATCTTCTGGGCAATAGTAGTCCCAGTGTCATCTTTGTAGTTTGCTATCTGGACAGTCTTGTCTTTGAACTTACCTACTTGGTAATCCCACTTCTTAACTGTCTGAAGCGATAGCTGTCTCTTCTCAAGAGCTTTATGTTTCCCATTCTGTATTAAGTCATGGTTCACTTTTTGCACCTTCGTAGCTGGTTCTGTTGTACCTTCGTAATGACCACACACAAAGCAGTAGCCATGCCCATCATCGTAGACCGCAAAGCCATCCGATGATGGACAGGCTGGGCAAGGTGAGTGTCCTACGAAGTTGCTTCCTTCGTTTTCCACCATTCCCTCACATCAAAACATGGGCAATCTTTCTTGACATCAGGCAAGTCTCGGTGTCCCAACACTTCAGCGTTAGGATACGCAAGCTTCATCTGCCAAACTAAATCCTCAAGGGATTTCCATTGCTCATCGGTAAAGTTATTTTCAGACTTACCAGCATCATCAACGCCGCCGACCATGCAGATACCAACGCTCAAAGAGTTGACACCCTTTGCGTGTGCGCCAGCCTCTGCAAGGTCACGCCCTTCCTCTACGATACCATCGCGTCTAACGACCCAATGATACCCAATCTTTCGCCATCCATTCTGTCGATGCCACTTATCAATTTCTTTTGCCCCAATATCCATTGAGGGCTTTGTGGCAGAACAGTGGATGACTATGTAATCTGTGTTCTGTCTTTCACTCATAGCCATTCCTTAGGTACGAAACCCTCTGCATACAGAAAGCCATGCTTGTTGCACCATTCAGCACAAGTAAGCTTGCTTCCTTGGACACGACCATTGGCATTCTGAAAGACGAAGCGAACCTCAAATGTGGGTTGCTGTTCTTTCAGAAGCCGATGCTTTCGCTGGTCAGCAGACTTGAAATAGCCTTTAGCTTCGACATAGACACCAGAAGGTAGTCTGAAATCTGGTAGATAGATGCGCTCTACGATGTAAGGCAAACGATGCGCCTCATAATCATAGTTCACGCCCATCTTATCTAAGTTCTCGGCAACCGACTGCTCAAACTTGGACCTAAAAGTCCTCTTCGTCTTTGCTCTCGGTTTCAAAGAACTCGTCTTCGTCTTCGTCTGTGGCATCGTTGCTACCGTTATTGTTATCTTTATGTTCGTAGCCTTCTTCTTCACCAAAGCCGAGTGAGTTACCGCCCTCATATTCTTTGAGTTCGATAATCTGTACGCCAGTCAGTCGAAGAGAGACACCAGCCCCCGCGGTGGGGGTGAAATAAAGGTTAGGGTCATAGGCAACCTTAACAACTGAACCGTTACCCACTTTGAGGTGTTCGGTAATGAGGTTGCCCTTGGCATCCACCACCATCACACGCTTCTTCATGGGGCCGTTCTTTGTTGGAATAACCGCCTTCTGCTTAAAGGTGAACTCCAACTCGCCAGTAGGCTCATCGTTATCGTTGTACACCTCGTGGTAAGGGGCATCCGCTTGCTTAATCTTCTTACCCTTGTTTGCCTCTTTCGCTTTCTCAAGCGACTCTTTCAGCAAAGTATCCACCTTCTCCTGAAGCTTGACAGCCGCATCACCCTTTGCGCGGAACTTCAGCTTGAAGTCCCCATCGGGGTTGAACTTGGTGTCAGGCGCAAAGATGTAGGCCCAGAACGCTTCGCCTTTCATTGTGGTTAAAGCCATTTAGCTTCTCCTTTTGGATTAACCATGGTTAACTCTGCCTCAACAGCAGAACAATCAATCCCAGCCTCAAGAAGCTGGGCAGTAACGTCCACGGGGACGGGTTCGCCCTCGCAGACCAAACGCTTGAACTCATCAAGCAAGTTTTCAGTGTTTTGAGTCATGCTATAATGTCCAGAAATGCACCACTTACATTTTGGTAAGTGTCATGCGAAAAAATAAGCACTATCCCTGACCTGAGACAGTTCAAGGTCACCCTTTTGAGGTGGCTCTGGAACATCATCAAGCACTTCTAGCGCACACTGTTTGAACTCATCAAGGACATCATTATACTCGTACATATCCACAAATGCCATCCTCGTTAACTCATAGAGAGTTGGTATATCTGAGGCGTGAACACCATAGGAATCATGCACCATACTGAAGTCCCTAATCCCAGCATCGACACAGGCATTGATTGTCTTTGTCATCGCCGCGGAGTCCATCGAATGGATGAAGTTAGGGCTTGCTCCATTCACTGAACGGCGGCGGTCAGACTTGCCAAAGTTTTGCTCACGCACCTGTGGCTTGACCAAGCTGTTGTCGATATATGTTGTGATGCGGCGAGAACGGGTTTCTGGATAAAGCTGGTGAACCAAAAACTTGGTTGGAGTTTCCCAGATAACAGGCAGATTTTCTGCTGATATCTTAGAGGATATTTCCTGAAGCCAATCCATAACCGTCCTTGCCGACACAATCACCCTTGAGATGCATTCCCATACGATATCCGCAAGGTAATGCGAAGGCTCAAACAGGTCATGCCCCCAAGGATTACTCACCCCAGCCTCTATCTGGTCTACGATGTAGTCCTCAATATACTGGCGTGTGCTGTAGATGCGCCCACCATAAGGCACAACCATGACTGGGCGTTTGGTACATTTACGGGATACACCAAACTCCAACCACTGCCGCGCCATTGCATCATGGGCTTTTCTACTTTCTAGCACTTCCAAAACTGCATCTGCTACATCTTGGTAAATGTCAGATGGCACATCAGAAGGTACTAGGTTCGTGCTGGCCCCACCAGTCTTATCGCGCAAGATTGCGCTAAGATGCTGAAGGCCGTTGTTGGAACCATCAAGACTTACAGGGAGCCTAGATGGTTTGCCAACCCCAGCATTGGACCACTCAAAGCAGAACGCAAGGAACATCCAAGGGTCATCCGCCTTAGTCCACCAGTTGTTACTGATGGGGTCAGCGGCGCAGTCCCGAATAGCCTCATCGTTCTGAAGCACCCAACGCTGTCTCTCTTCAAACGATACCTTATCTTCACCAAAGCAGTTGGCCCCATGGACCGCCAACCAGAACATACCCTCAATAGTGAGGTGTTTAGGTTCTGCAAACTGCAATAACGCCTTTGAGTAATCTGGACCCTGAGGGGTCAGAAAGCTCGACACAACGTACTTGCGGCCGCGGAAGTCATTCTGCCAGACAAAGAAAAACTCATCAAACTCAGAGAACCTCTCAGCCATAGCAATGGTACGCACTAGCTGTAGTCGCTTGCTGTTCAAGCGTGAGTTAGCCTGATGGACACGAGAA